TTTGTGGATTATTTAGGGCTGTTTTATTATAACGATTAGATAACGTTAATATCTTCGAGGTCATCGATATGGTCATCGATAGTGCGCTCGGCGTACTCTGTATTAAGCCCCATAGTGTCTGCCTAATGCTGTAAATGAGCCATCCTTAGGATCGACTGGGACTAGCGTGGGTGTTAGCCCCTTTTTTGATGTTTCTAGTATAGCAAAGCCATTCTGCCAATTTGCGCTGTTATAGCGGATATAAGACATTTTTTTCATATTGCATAGGTTTCCACTTTCTATACCTGTAAGGGCCCTGTAATGGCTTCCTATGGCTTCTGTGAACGTGCTAGCGCCCATCCTGTGGCTATGCCCCACAACGCAACTTTTGCCCCATTTTTTGGCTAGGTTTAGCGCCGTAATTCCAGCGTGCTGGCTCATACTTCCCTCGTCGCCGTGGGCTAGTACCCATCCTGGGTGAAACTCATAAGCTGATTTGTGATAGGTCATACCCATCTCGGCAAAGCCCATAAATCGTGGGTATTGCAACTCTGGCAAACTGATTAAGCCAGGTACTTTTAATAAAGTGTTATATAAGCGATCAGAATGATTACTGCGGACAATATGACACTCTGAACTGTATTCGGATAAGTCCCATAAAATCTCTTTACATAACTCACGATCAGCGTGAATGGTTTGCTCATAAGCCAAAGGTGTCCCATCACTGAAACGGCTAATGGTCTGAAAATCCATTTCATCACCGACCACCAGTACAGCATCAAACTTCTCACGCTTTACCAGTTTCTTCATATTGATAATTGCAGAGTCCAATTGATAAGGAACCTGCAAGTCTGAGACGACTAACCAACGCTTAATCTTCACCTTCTTCGAAATCGTCAAGTGGATTCTTAATAGGATCTTTGGTATCTACGATCCAGTCTGGATAACTTGACCTATCCATCGCAAAGGCTAAAGCTGTGCCCTCATCCATTCCAGACTTACGGCACGCCATATAAACCTCGTTAGCTGCTATTGCCCAGAAATCCAGTTTAGTAAGTACAGGCTCTTTAGTAGTCCTGCGCTTACGTACTGGCTTTTTCTTTGATTTGCGTTTCGTAGCCATAATTAAATTATCGCTTACTGATTAAAATAAAGAGATCATCGACACGCTGTTCGAGTCTTGTTATCTGATCCTTCATACTAGATCCACCATTAGGGCGCAATTCATTAAGCCAGCCTCTAACTAAAAAACGTAATCCTATTAGCACGCCTGATAGCACGCTTATAACGCCAGCGCCAAAGCCAGCCCACTCTCCAGGACTCATTTGTCATTGATACCGATTACATCGGATTTATCTAAAGCCCTAATTGCTGGGCCTGCAAAGGCTGCTAAAACTACAGCTACAGCAGGATCTAAACCAAGTTCATTACTTGCTAAGAATGTTAAAAATGACACCAATACGCCACGTGCGTATGATTTTAGTACAGCATTCTGCTTCTTGCTTATCTTCATATTTTGCCCCCTAGTAGTGGTATATCAAATGGCCTGCTGTCTTTGTCGCCTAACTTTGTAAAGCTAATATGTATGTGTCGCTTGTGTGGATTTACACCACGATACTTACGCCACTTCCAGTTTAATATCTTGCTAGCGATGTGTCCGTTATGGATGACGTAAGATAAACGTTTATCGGTTTTGCCAGCGACTCTGATCTGGTCAGCCACATAAGCACTGATCCCTTCGGATGAACCCAAGCGAGAATCAACATCAATTGCTCTGACCCATCCATTCTCGTCTGGACAATGATCCGATTTTCTGGCGGCGTGACGGCTATCGCCCACCCACCCATCACTGGCAGTACGCCTATCTGGAAACCAGGTATCAACTTGATCTCTCAACTGCACGCCAGCTGCGCATAATTTAGGCTTCAATTTCAATCCAACTTAATGTTGATTCATCCCAATACCAACCTTTTTCTGCTGGTTGCGGTGTCGGTGGTTGCCAATCAAAATTATCATCTAATGACCAAGATGGAAAAGGTTGCGGTGCAATAAATACATCATTAATTGGATCATAAGAATAACCAATACCTGCATATTGTTTGCGGATTTTATTATTGTAGCTAGTACGCTTGACTGTATATGGCGTGCCTTGCGCATAATAAGTTTCAGTGTCTAAGCCATCAATTAGTTCAGATTCATCTTTACCGACTACAACTGTAACTACTATGTTATTTTCATCTAAATATGAGTAATGCGCCATTATGCCCAACTTACTGTGTCTGAAACACCTGCGGCTGTAATTGTTGAAATCTTAAATGCACCGCTAGTAACAGTTGATTGTGTAACTCCACCACTAAAAGTTGCTGTGACTGTATTAGGGTATTTCAAAATAATTATTCCTGATCCACCTGTTCTACCTGTTGAATAGAAATTGCCACCTGCGCCACCGCCCGTATTGGCTGTGCCAGCTGAACCAGCGTTTGATGCTCCCTCACCTTTTCCACCGCCACCAAGTCCACCTAATCTAAAATTATTATTACCTTCTGATATTCCACCACCACCGCCAGCATAATATGTTGCTGTTCCTGAAATTGATGTTTGAACGCCAATACCACCATTACCGCCAACAGAGTTAGCAGCATTTTCAGCGACAACTCCTGCTGCCCCTGCCGCCCCTGCGCCACCACCACCACCACCGCCCCAATAACTTGGAGTTAATCCACCGCTTCGTGATGTATCGCCACCTTTGAAACCTTGATTTGCAGTGCCTTGTCCACCAACGCCGTCAACATTTGTTGAGCCACCTGTTTGACCCATTCCACCGCCTGAGCCACCTGTTCCTGCTGTGTAAATTAAACTGCCATCATTGTATCCAGAACGACCACCGCCAGTTGATGTGATTGTTGCAAAAACAGAGTTACCACCTGCGCCTGGAGGTGTTGGTTGTCCAGCACCAGCAGTACCTCCAGCACCTATAGTTAAAGTGTAATTAGTGCTGTAATTTAAGTTTAATGCAGTTTCTACAGTTCCACCACCGCCAGTTGCATCAACTGTACAACGCAAACCACCTGCGCCACCACCAGCAATCATTGATCCACCGCCACCAGCAACAACTAAATAATTAATTGTTAATGGTGGGACTGTGGGTGCTAAAGTGGCTGATAATATATTTAACATTTATGAAATAGCCCCAACAATATACCAAGCATTAGCAGCTGTTTTGATACAAGCTGCTGATTTGTATTGTGCAAGGGTTGGTTGGGCTGCAACAGCGCCAGCACTTAGTACTGTAGTAGTACCAGATGTAACTGCTTTAATAGTTACTGCGTTTGTTGCGATGTTTAATACTGTAATAACTGTGCCTATTGGAAAGTTGTAGGTTGCATCTGTTGGAATTAAAAATTCAGCAGCTGATGATTTATTCATCGGAATTAACTGCTGATACTCATCACCGCTACCTACTGTGTAATCTGCTGTCTTAGCAGTTTGTACTGTGAATGCTGGTAATCCATTCCACATTGTGCTGGTGACTACATCACCTGTATTGCCTGGCCAGGTTGGCATAATTTCTCCTTAGTAAGATAAGACGTTTTGGTCTAAGACACCATAATCTATGTTGCCTATTATAAACCCATCTATGACAGGTTCTAGCGTTGTAAACACCACTTTGAAGCTATTAGGTGTGATGGTGTTGGCTACGCCAAATATCTGCAAGGTTTTCTCCAGCTTAGACCCACCAGGCTGGGTAGTGATTACTGTGATCGGATCAAAGAAATCTAGGTTAAGCGCTGCAACTATGCCTGTATTGTAATTAGGAGTGTATAGGTCTAACTCGATGGCATCGCATCGGATGGTGGTCTCAGCCCTGCTAGCCACATAAGCCCTGGCATAATCTAGGGCTACGGCATCGGTCTGCATTAGCAAATCTTGCAGGTTATAACTATGGATAAAGTACTTGTCAATAGATGGCTGGTTTATGGCTGTCTGTGGTGAGCCACCTGATCTGCTGATCTGCGCTGAATTAAATATAAGGGTGTCATCTAGTTTCCATACTGCATTGGCGTATGTAATGCCTGTGCCATCATCTGCAAATAGGGTAGGGGTCGCACCTATTGATGCAGTAGCGGTAAGGCGATCCTTGAATACAAACTCTCCATTAGCATCAACATAGACAGCGCCATACTCTGAATCGGCAACAGTCTGCATAGCACCCAAAGATGTGCGTGCTGTCCCAGGGTCAGCCTGTAAAGTAGTTTGACCTGCATCTATTAAACGCATTGATGCTGGCCAGTCGATCTCATCTAATATCTGGTTAATACGTGTGCCTGATAAGTCGCCAGCGGTAGCGCCTGTGACTGTGCTGATCTGTGCGTTTTGGGCAAGTCTCATAGCATCTACAGCTGTAATTGTTGTATAGGCAACCTCTGTGGCATCTTTAGGTTGTTGATTGACATAGGATGTAATAAAGCCTGAGAATATAGGATAGGTAGTGCCACTATATGTAGCGGTTATTTGGACTTTCTTCATAGGCGTAAGTAATCCATAATAAGGCCCAGTTGGGTTAGTCGGGTTAAAATCGCCATTCTGATCTACGATACGTAAAGTTAAATTACCCGTAATGAATTTATCAGCTGTAGGGTTACGGCCAATTTTAGTTTGCACAAAATTAACTCGATCAGATACATCAACGATTACGGCAACACCATCTGCCAATACGTTTGTGCCTAATATACCAATATCTAATTGCATAGCCTGAGCTGTGCTAGGCCCAGTGCTAAAGTTGATTACTGCATTGATAATCGGCACAGTCATTATTGAATAAACCCTGCTGGTGCTAGATCTCCATTTTGCTTATAGATCTTTAATAATAGATCTTGAATAGTTGTCTCAAATTCTTGCAGTGAGGTTAGGCTGCCCTCTACGTTGACGTTAATTACAGGAGCTGCTGCGGCCATATCTCTAGCACGATTTACTATGTCGCTTGGTGGTAGTTTGCCATAAAATTCATCTGGGCTTGGTATTTCGTTTCCAATTTTAACAGTAGTGCGAGCCTTCTCTAATAACCCTGGCAATTTACTGCTTACAGATTCTAGAGTCTGTTCAATACTTCTTTGGACTATGGCAGTATCTGCTGGGTTAGGCGCTGTTAAAGGCGTGCCTGCTGCTAATTGTCTAGTTTGCAGAGCTGCTAGATCGTTTTGATATTTCATTATGTCGGCTTTACTAGAACTCAAAGATAATACTGCGCCATTAAAAGCAGAGGCTAAATCAGTAGCAGATTTGGCTGCGGTTAATTCAGCGTTGTATTTCTTAGCCAAAGCCTCGTTATTATCCAGAATGGCTAACTTAGCCTGTATGCGTAGTTTAGTCTCAGCATCTGTCGCCTCGCCTAGCGCCTTCATTAAGGCTATGCGCTCAACGTTAAACTTTTCTTCTAGTTTATCTACCTCAGACTTAGCCTTCATCTTGTTAATCTCGTCTTGGCGTAGTTTGTTAGAAGTCTTTAACCTAGTAATTTCTTTAACACGCTCTATATCTTTAGTCGCACTAGCGCCTAATGAATAAGTAAAATTAGAAGTAGGCTTGTTTCTTTGTGCTGCTCCTATTTCTGCAAAGCCTGCAAGGTAAGCACCTAATACTGGAATGTTTTTAACATCAAATAAAAATGTGCCGACTTTTCCATCGCCCATTTCTTTTAACTTAGAGATCAAAACTCCAACACCTACAATGGCATCTGCTGTGCTTTGTGCAAAATTTTTCATAGAGTCAGTAGCGGTTGTAATGCCTGTGTCTTTACCAATTAAAGATATGGCATCTAGTAAGCCCTTGCCGATTGTCTCTCTAGCATCCTCGGCTGCGACAGTAAGCAGATCCATCTTGCCAGCATAAGTAGTTAATCTAGCTTGTGCTTGACCAGAAAACTTATTGTTAAGTTCACCTAAAATCTTATCCATATCGCCAGTCTTTAGCGTGGCTTTACTTATGCCTGCGCCTAGTCTGCTAAGCCCTGCTGTGTTGCCTGAGAATCCACGTGTTAAGGCTGCGCTTACCTCTGTTAAAGATCGACCTGTAGCAGCGCTTACATTTAATGCAGTGTTTAATGCTTCTTGGCTTTTAGTGATAGATCCTGTGACAGTTAGTAATTGCTGGAATGCTGGGCGTAATTGGTCATCTAGTACGCCAGTTACCTTCTGTAAGTTGGCTATGTAGTATTCAACAGACGGAATTGCAAAGGCGTTGCCTGTGTTACGTAATTGTATTTCTAAAGATTTGGCGGCCTTCTCATCTTCCATAAATGCAGTAACGGCCCTTTTACTAAATGCTAGTAATTTTTGAGCTGCAAATACGCTAGCAAAAGTCTTGCCTAATTTATTGACTGTTTGTTCAAAGGCTGTTAATTCTTTTTTGCCTTTTCTTAATCCTTTATTATCAAAGGTGCTAACTGCACTTACAATTAAATTGGCCACTATGCTGTCCTACGTAATTGAGTTTTATTTTTGAAGTCTGTGGCAACTGTATTTATGGCCTTGACTACAGCTGGTATAACCTTATTAGATTCTTCAAACCAGGCTCTATAAATCAAGCGACCTCGCTGTTTGCCTTCGCCCTTCATTTGGCTAATCGATTCAGCAGATTCTATAAATTGAATACCAGCATTGGGGTTAAGGCTTTCGGAGTTAGGAGCGCCCCTGCGGTTTTTGCGCCCAGCAGTTTCAAATATAGCGCCAGGTGCAGATATGTTGGCCACATAAAATGCAGCAGCAAACCCACTACGATTGCGCCGATTTGTGCCAGCATTGTATTTTATTAAACTTTTTGCTAGTGAATAGTCATAAGCTGGGAATGCCCGATAGTTAATAGTCTCACTAGATGATGTGCCTTTGCCCCATCCGCTTAATACTTCACTTTGTTGTGGTAAATAACCACGTGCAGCATCTCGGACAATAAGCATCGCTGTTTTAATATCTTTAGCCATCTGCTTATTAAGCTCTGGCTCTACTTCACGCATAGCCTTTTGGAGTTGCTTAACGCCGTTTACCACGACTGGCATTTCGGATCTCCTTAGCTCTGTCGGTTAGGACTTGTATGATTGCGGCATACATTTCGCTATCCATATCAATAAACTCTCTAGGCGGTATCCCTGTCTCTACGCTCAGTTGTGCGATGCTGTAAAGTATTGAATCCCGCTGTATTATTTTTTTTCTTCGTCTAACACCTCAACAGTATCTAAACTGTCTATAAACTCAACGCCCCATAAAGGTATTTGAGCGCCAGCCCTGCGTAAGCATTCGTAAGCAAGCCAAAAAATTTCTGTTTGCCTTTCGTGCTCACGCAAGACCTTGCTAATTCCTGAGCCGTACTTTAACTCGAAAGCGTACTCGACACCTGGTGTTATCTTGTGCTCTGATACTTCACCATTAGCCCTTGTTATCTTTAGCTTTGCCATTGTTACTCCTTAGTTAGAATGCCA